AGCTCCATGGCACCATTGATTATTACGCCTTTTATGAATTCGATGAAAGGGTGGACATGATCCAGGAGGCGCTGAACGACGCCGGCATCGGTTTCCGCCTGAATTCGGTCCAGTATGAAGACGAAACGAACCTGATCCATTACGAATGGGAGTTCTGGGCGGCGTGATATGGCAAAGTGGACAGTGGGAAAAGGAATCGAAAATTACATCAAGAATCTGGAAGATCTGGAGTTCGGAGCGGATGAGATGGCAAAAAGAGCTGTCTATGAGGCCGCAAAGATCGTGACGGACGCGATCCGCGTTAACATCCAGGCGCTGCCGGTGGGGCCGCCGCGTGAGGGCAAGGTGACGCAGGCACAGAAAGCCGGACTGCTGGAAGGCCTGGGCATTGCCGGATTCCGGAAAGATGGGTCTTTCATCAATGTTAAGGTGGGTGAAGACGGATATAATTCCGAAACATCACGAAAGCATCCGAAAGGCCAGGCAAATGCAATGATTGCCAGATCGCTGGAAAGCGGATCCTCATTTGCGCCGAAGAGGCCTTTTATTGGGCCTGCAGTACGACGGACGAAGGACGCGGCAGAAAAAACAATGGCCGAAAAGCTGGACGAAGAAATCAAGAAGGTAATGAAATAAAGGGCCGGAAGGTCCTTTTTTGTTTGAAAGGAGAAAAAAATGGCTGCAAGTGGCAGAGTGGGAACAGGTTTCTCTAAACCTTATGTGGCGAAATACGTGAACACGGCCGGAACGATCTCATACACCGGCTGCATGGTCCTGGCCCGTGGCGTGGATGTGAACATCAGCCCGGAAACAGGATCCGATAATGCATTTTATGCGGACAATGTCGAAGCGGAGAACGCGCCGGGCATCTTCAACGGCGGGACCGTGGAGCTGACCGTGGACGGCCTTCATACGGCGGCGGCACGCTTCATCTGGGGCCTCCCGGAGGCGGAAGAGGTGAACGGCGTGTCCGTGATCGCATACGGTGATGATGCAAATCCGCCGTATGTGGGAATCGGATTCCTCCGCAGATTCATGTCTGAGGGCGTCACCACATGGGTGCCGTATGTCCTCAGAAAGGCAATGTTCCAGGTGGGGAACACTGAGGCGGCCACGCAGGAGTCCGAAATTGACTGGCAGACGCAGAGCCTGACCGCGAACCTTATGCGCGACGATTCAGCAAATCATCGCTGGAAGCTGGAAGGCGCTGAAGGGTACAGCACAGAGGCAGCGGCAGAGGCCGCACTGGTCGAGCTCCTGGGCGGCTAATCCGTAAGAGAGGCAGACATGGAAATAAACGGGAGAGATGTGAGATTTTTCCGGAGTGTGCTGGCGAACTGCAAGGTGGCAGACGCCGCGCCTGACGGAGACATTAAGAGATTTTGGAACGAGCAGCTGCTGGGGGGCAGTTACTCTGTATCTCAGCGCGCTGCGGCGGTGATCATGACAGCTCTCTCTGAAGGGTATGAAATCGCGCAGCACGCGGCGGATCCGAAATACAGACCGCGGCCTCTGACTGAGGAGGAGGTCATGAGTTTAAAATATCCGGAATTCAACGCGCTTTATAACGAAGCCATTGCCGAATGGTTCGACGGAGGAAAGCGCACGGTGGAACCGGATCCGGAGCCGAAAACAGAAAAAAAAACAGAAGAAGAGGAGGCCGGAGCATCCGGCTGAATCTGGCATGGTTTAAATATTACGGCCTCCGCTTTGGGTTAACCATCACGGAGGCCGTAAATATGCGTTATGGGGAAATGATGGATCTGATCGCATGCGACGCCATATTCAACGGAGTGCAGCAGCCGAAGGCGGAGAAAAAGCACTTTTCATTCGATGAGGCGATGAAATTGAGGTGATGAAATGCCGGTAAACATTGGGCCACGGATCGGAATAGAGGGAGAAGCTGAATACAGGCGGACAATACAGAACATTATCCAGCAGCAGAAGACCCTGAAATCTGAGATGCAGGCCATGTCCTCCGCCTGGGACAAGGACACGGCACAGCAGAAAAAGAACGCACAGCAGCGCGACAATCTCAGCAAACAGATCCAGGCACAAAAGGACCGCCTGGCGGAGCTGGAGAACATGATGGAGAAGTCCGCCGAGAAGTACGGCGAAAACTCCACAGAGACGCTGAAGTGGAAGCAGGCGGTGAATGAAGCGGCCACAGAGCTGAACCGCCTTGAGACTGAACTGAAAAACATTCCCAGCGGACTCCAGCAGATGGGCGCGGACATGGAGGCCGCCGGGCAGAAGATAAGCGCAGTCGGAGACGCGCTGATGCCGATCAGTGCGGCAGCGGCAGCGGTAGGCGTGGCGGCAGTGAAGACCACGGCGGACTTCGACAGCTCCATGAGCAAGGTCGCGGCGATCTCCGGCGCCACGGGGAAGGATTTCGACGATCTCCGGGCAAAGGCCAGGGAGATGGGCGCGGAGACCAAATTCAGCGCCTCAGAGGCGGCGGACGCTTTCCAGTACATGGCAATGGCCGGATGGAAGACGGAGGACATGCTGGAAGGTATATCCGGCATCATGTCCCTGTCCGCGGCGGACGGTCTGGATCTGGCCACGACTTCCGACATCGTCACGGATTCCCTGTCCGCGTTCAACCTGACGGCGAAGGATTCCGGGCATTTTGCGGACGTTCTGGCGGCAGCATCCACGAATGCGAACACGAATGTGTCCATGATGGGCGAAACATTCAAATACGCCGCGCCGGTAGCCGGAGCGCTGGGATTCAGCATTGAGGACGTGGCAGTGGCCACGGGCCTCATGGCGAACGCCGGAATCAAAGGAAGCCAGGCCGGTACGGCATTGCGGGGATTCCTGACAAGGCTGGCGAAACCGACGAAGGAATCCATGAACGCGATGAAGTTCCTGGACATCGAGATCCAGAACGCGGACGGATCCATGAAAAGCCTGTCTGAGATCCTGCACTATACAAAAAGGCAGTTTGACACGCTGAACGAGGCGGAAAAGGCGCAGTATGCGGCCATGCTGGCAGGACAGAACGGAATGTCCGGTCTGCTGGCGATCATGAACGCCGCAGACGGAGACATTGAAAAGCTGGAGAAGGCAGTCAGTTCGGCCAACGGAACCGCGAAGCGCATGGCTGAGACCATGCAGGACAACCTGAACGGACAGCTCACCATTCTGCAGTCAGCGGCACAGGAGGCGGCCATCTCCGTCGGTGATGCGCTGGTGCCGAAGATCCGCCAGGGTGTCAGCGTGGTGCAAAATTTTACAAACTGGTTCAACAACCTCAACGACGAACAGAAGCAGTACGCGATCAATGCAGGCATTGCGGCGGCGGCAGCGGGACCGTTTTTCAAGATCCTGGGCGCCGGCGTGGAGACCACGGGCAAGGTGGTGAAAAATGTCGGAGATCTGGCGGCAAAGGTCCAGGAGCTGGGCGGGCTGGCATCCGCCGCGAATGTGGTGCTGGGAAGCACGGCCGTGCAAATCGGACTGGTGGCGGCGCCTCTGGTAGTCCTGGGCGCGGCCTTCGTGAACGCGAACAGCAAGATCACGGGACTGGACAGCAATCTGATCAGCCTGAAGGACCGCCTGGAAGAGACCGGGACCGCGATCACAGAAAACGATACGGCCATCCAGAACTGGCTGGCGGCCACGAAGGAGACCGCGGACGGGATTCAGCTCTCCGGCACGAAACTGGAACACTGGCGGAAACAGCTGAATAACTGCTATGACGCATCCGGAAACCTGAAGGACGGCATGGAGTCAGTTGCAGAATATGCGCTGAACCAGCTGAATCAGGCAATGGGGACCGATTACAGCACGGAATTCATCGCCCAGGCGAAGGACAGCGCGGCGGCGCTGGGAGAGATAAACAGCGCCATTGACCAGAACATTGCCAAGATGAAGGAGCAGGCGCTGCAGGCCGCGTTTGAGGGAGAATACACGGACGCGATCCGGCAGCAGGTGGAAGCGCACAAGCGCCTGAACGAGGCAAATCTGCAGTATCAGCAGACCGTGGACGGCGCAAAGCGGGCCGTGGAGGAATTCAACCAGGCACAGGCGGCGGCATCAAGGACATCCGCCACGGGCGGCGTCGCGGATCCGCAGGCAGTCGCGCGGCTCTCTGAAGCAACGAAAAAGTGCAACGAGTACAGGACCGCGCTGGAGCAGGCCGGCGGGAGTCTTTCCACGGCGGCAAAGGACGCGGCAGCGGCAGATTCCGCAGTGAGCGGCCTGAACACTACCATGGAGACCATGGCACAGGGCGGCGCTGAGAACATCAACAAGGCGGCGGAAGCCTATGCCAACATTGCAACAAATGCCACGACGGCGGGCCAGAAAGCGGAGGAGGCCACGCAGAAAACACTGCAGTCCTTCGACAGCATCCAGGCCAGCGTGATCCAGGCGCCATCATTTGACCAGGAAGACGCAGCGGCGAAAGCGGCGGCCACGACGCAGACCATGCAGAACACTTTCGATCAGAATCAGTTCACAGGCCAGGTGAAGGAAGTAACGGGCGGAGACCAGGCGGCCATGAACGCCGCGGGCCAGATGACGAAGATCATTGAGGTTCCCATGCAGGGCAAAGTGGACCGCGTGGACGGCGCAGAGGCAGCCGCGCAGGATGCGCGCAGCGTTATGCAGCAGTTTCTGGACAACCATCCGATCATCGCGAAGGTGGTGCAGACAGTGACCGGCGGAGCCATTGGCGGACATGCAGACGGTGGATTCGTCCAGAGCAGACAGCTGTCCTGGTTGGCCGAAGACGGCGCGGAGGTGGTCATCCCGCTCTCAGCATCAAAGCGCGGACGCGCGCTGGATCTGTTTGAACAGACCGGCACGATCCTGGGCGTGGGTAGCACCATGTTGCCGTCAGGCGGATCGACTACATCAAACGCATATCACTATGGCGGGAACGTGATCAATGTCTACGGGGCGCCGGGACAGGATGTCCGGGAGCTGGCGGAGACCGTGGCGGATCTCATCAACGGAGATGTGCAAAGTAAGGGGGCCGTATGGGCGTGACGCCATTTCATTTTCTGACATTCGACGATAAGAGCAGCGGAGAATTCGGCGTCTGGATCTCAGGATCCGGAACATTCAACGCGCCGGCGCGGGACGTGTCCATGGTGGCCGTTCCGGGCCGGAACGGAGACCTGACATTTGATAATGGCAGATTCCAGAACATCACAGTGACATATCCCGCATTTATCTCCAGACGGTTCCAGCCGCGCGTGGACGATTTCCGCGCCTGGATCTGTTCCAGAAAGGGATACTGCCGCCTGGAAGATACCTATCATCCGGACGAATACAGGCTGGCCATCTATAAGAGCGGCCTGAACGTGACGCCGACGGCATACAATGCCGCGGGGCGGTTTGACCTGGCATTTGACTGTAAACCACAGCGGTTCATGAAAAAGGGCGCGCTTCCGATTACGTTCACGGCGGCCGGGACCATCCGGAACCGAACGCTGTACGAAGCGCGGCCGCTGGTCCGGTGCTACGGGACAAGTGGGACCGTCACGATCAACGGCGTGAAGATCTCCGTGACCGGCCTTTCTGCGTATGTAGATCTGGACTGTGATCTGATGGAAGCATATGAAGGGAGCGCCAGCAGAAACGGGACCACGACGCTGAATAACAGCAAATTCCCGGTCCTGGCGCCGGGCGACAATGCCGTGGCATTCACGGGATTCACTTCCGTGGTGATCACTCCGAGGTGGTGGACATTATGACTCCTAAATTATTCGCACCATCCGCGACATCATTCACCACGAACGGCATCGGCAGCCTTCCGGAGCTGATCAGCTGCGAGGTGACGGAGGAGCGGAATGGCATCTATGAGCTGGAGGCACAGATCAGCATTGAGGCCAGGCACTACAGCGACATCACGCACAGCGCCATCATCGGCGCGGTCCCGTGTGATGGCGGGACGGTCCAGGGATTCCGGATCTACAAGGTCACGCGGCCGATCAACGGCATCGTGACCATCAGGGCGAGGCACATCAGCGGCCAGCTGTCCAACATTCCGGTCCGGCCGTTCACTGCGGCAAATGTCAGCGCAGCGCTGGCGGGGCTGAAAAGCAACTCCATGCAGACGAATCCGTTCACGTTCTGGACTGACAAATCGACGGTGGCAGCATATAACCAGACGAAACCGGAGTCTGTCCGGGCGCGCCTGGGCGGCCAGGAGGGAAGTGTCCTGGATGCCTTCGGCGGAGAATATGAATGGGATAACTGGACCGTGCGCCTCTGGAATAACCGCGGGCAGGACCGGGCCGTAACGCTGATGTACGGGAAGAACATCACGGACGTCCGCCAGGAGGAGAACATTGAGAACACCATCACGGGAATCGTCCCGTTCTGGGCCGGCGGAGAGGATGAAGTCGTATATTATAACGGCATCGTAGAAGCGGACACGGTGCAGAATTTCCCATACAGGCGGACGGTGGTTCATGATTTTTCATCAGACTTCACGGAGAAACCGACAGCGCAGCAGCTTAAGGCACGCGCTGAGAGGTATGTGATCCGGAACCAGATCGGAATTCCTCACGTCAGCATCAAAGTGTCATTCGTGGCGCTCTGGCAGACGGAGGAATACAAAGATGTGGCGCCTCTCCAGGAGGTGAAGCTGTGCGATTATGTCACGATCATCTTTGAAAAGCTGGGCATCACGGCAAAGGCCAAAGTGGTTAAAACGGTTTACGACGTCCTGAACGAACGATACAGCTCCATAGAGCTGGGAGACGCGCGGCAGGACTTCGCGTCTTATGTCGTGGGCCTTGCCACACAGACAGAAGAGACCGCGGCAGCAGTGGCAAGCAATAAGAACCTGGTATCCTCACAGATCAGCGAGGCGCTGGTCACGTTCCATGGCGTCATGAATGAGGCCATAGAAAGCGCGACGGACCAGATTGTCGGAGCGAAGGGCGGAAACATCGTCACGCGGATGAATGATCAGGGCCTGCCGGTGGAGCTGCTGATCACGGATAATCTGGATCTGCAGATGGCGAAAAACATCTGGCGCTGGAACATCGGCGGCCTGGGATATTCGTCAAAAGGATATAACGGCCCGTATGGTCTGGCAATGACGCAGGACGGTGCCATCGTGGCGGATTTCATCACGGTCGGAACGCTGACGGCGAACCTGATCCGCGCCGGGATCCTGAGAGATCTGAACGGGAAAAACTGGTGGAATCTGGAGACCGGGGAAATGGTAATCTCCGGCCGTTTGAATGCGGCGTCCGGCACTTTTGCCGGAGAACTGCAGGCGGCAACAGGCAGCTTCAGCGGACAGATCAAGGGCGGAAGCATTGCCATCGGCGGCACGGCGTCTGTTCCTGTTTTCGCGGTAGGAGCTGACGGAAAGGTCACCATGCGGAATTTTGATCTGGATGGCGTCGGAAATGCTGCCACTATTGGCTGCTCAGTTATGAACTGCGAGAATCTCCGCGCCGGGACCGCCGTCATTGAGGGCGATCTGCATATGAACGGCGGCACGGTTTACGCCGGGGATGTACAGGCCAGCTATGTGTCTGCCAGCACGGTGGACTGCGGAACGATTTACTGCGCGAATCCGCCGTGGACATCCATCTATGACGATTCAGACGAACGCCTGAAGAAAAACATAGAAGACATAGACGGAAAGAATGCGCTGAAGTTTATCCTGGCGTTGGATCCGAAAAGCTACACATTCCGAAAAGACGGCCGTGATGCTCTGGGATTCATCGCCCAGGATATCAAGAAAACAATGAAAAAGTTACACGTCAGCTATCCGCTCATCAAAGAGAAGGAGGACGGAATGCTGTCCCTGAATTATACCAACCTGATCGCTTTGATCGTGGCGGCGATCCAGGAGATCGCGGGGGAAAAATAAATGTATACACAGACACAAGACATTAATGTCATTCCTTCAGGCGTGCGGCCTGTGATCTATTTGTCACAGTACGACAATCAGACGCAGGCGCTGCGGTTTCTGCTGTACAAAGAGGATACGGCGTTTCAGATCCCTTCCGGCGCCGCGGTCCTGATCAATGGCCTTAAGCCGGACAACACAGGATTTTCATATGCCGCGACGGCCACAAGCGGGAACAGCGCGACATTCTCAGTCACGCAGCAGATGACGGCCGTGGCCGGAGATGTTGAGTGTGAGCTGAGAGTCCGGACAGAGTCGCAGATCATCGGAACGCTGAACTTTATCCTGCGCGTGGAGCCGGCGCCGCTTCATGATGATTCAGTCCTGTCAGAGACGGACATCCCGCTGATTGAGCAGGCCGTGGACATCGCGGCGAACCTGGCCGAATACATCCAGCAGACCATAGACGCGGCAAGCGCGGCAAGCGCCAGCGCGACAAACGCGGCGAACAGCGCCACGGCAGCGGAAACAGCGGCGGCCGGAGCGGCATCAGCAGAACAGACGCTACTGGACCTTTACGATTCCATTGAGCAGGCAAAGGCAGACGCGAACACAGCGGCAAGCGCGGCGAATGCGGCAGCGGCCAGCCTCTCCGGGATCACGGCAACGGCGAACACGCTGACGCCGGAAGCATCAGCAACGGCATCATATGATGCGACAAATAAGCGCTTTACGTTCGGAATTCCGCGCGGTGCAAACGGCGCCAGCGGAGTCACGACGCCGCTCCTGGGATTTTTCACCATGTGGGTGGACACAAACGGAGATCTGTATGTGGCGGCCGCGGAGGATATGAGCGACTTTTTCAGCTATGACTCAGAAACCGGAAATCTTTATTATTTGACGGAGGATGGAAACTAATGGTAGTACAGACGTTAATAGGCAATGTGAAAGGCCCGCAGGGCGAACGGGGCGCCCAGGGCGAACAGGGCGCACAGGGAAACGCGGCGACTATCTCCGTCGGATCCGTGACCACGGTGCCGTATGGCCAGAACGCCAGCGTGACGAACAGCGGAACGGAGGAGGAGGCTGTTTTGGATTTCCGCATTCCGCAGGGCCGTCCGGGTGAACAGGTCACGCAGCTGGATAATCTGGTGCTTAACAGCATCACGGAGCCGCCCACACAGTTTCCGATTCCGGCCATCGGTGACATCGGTTCGGTGCTGTTTGGTAAGATCTCAAAGTGGTTCGGCGATATGACCGCACTGGTCGCCACGAAACTCAATGCGGCGAACGTGGTGAACAACTTGACCACAACGGCAAGCGGCTATGCTCTGGACGCGAGACAGGGCAAGGTTTTGGGTGACATCATCACACCGACAGTAACACCATTAACCAGTGTAGCAATCGGCAGTACCTACCAAATCCCGGCAAATGTGTTAGCACATAGTATTATCATCATATCAATGGCACGTTACGGTTACGGCGGGAGCATGGCGATTTCTTCGGAACTGATCAGGGCGGGATTTTTGTCTCAGGGGTTTCATATCAACCGTGGTTCAGCAAGTGCGGAATACTGGATGGCAAAAATTTCAGATGCCGGGGTGCTGAGTATGTTGAGTTCGTCGACATCGTCAGATGCGCCGAATGTGCAGATTGTCGGCATAATCTAAGGGGGGGTCAATCATGGATAAATTAAAATTCCTTGACGGTACTATTATTGACATCATGGACGGTGCAACACTGTCCGACATCACGCACATCGCCACAAACGAGGCAAATGCAATATTTGTCTGCGGAAAGGTTGTTCCGGGCAACGTGGAGCATCTGGAATTCTTCCACGGAGAACTGCTGAACGGGGAATATGATAACATCATCATTGCCGCTCCTACGACACGCGAGGACGGCGAAGAGGGTGCGGTCATCGTGCGGATGCACTTTCGTGAAAAGACGGATCTGGAACTGCGTGTAGATGCACTGGAGGAATCGCAGGAGATCCAGGACGGTGCTATCGAGGACATTGGAACAGTCCTGTCTGATTTGGCGGAGGGATAACCATGGGAAGATTTTACGGTGTTAAGATTCTGAACGGAGAGATCAATCCGAAGACCGGCAAAGAGTGGAAACTGGAAGATGTTCCGAAGCTGTTTAGGCATGCTACAGAGGCATGGCTGGAAACTAATGCGGACTAAAAACGGGGCGGCGCAGGCCGCCCCTTTTTTCAAAGGAGAAAATGGAAAATGTGGGATTTATTTCTGGAAGAACTAAGGAATAACGTCTGGCTCCAGGCGGCCGCGCTCTGGGTGGTCTTCGACACAATCATGGGATGCTGCCGGGCGGCATATCAGCATGAATTCAATTCCAGTTTCGGAATCAACGGCGGGATCCGCAAGGCCGGCATGCTGATCAGCCTGGTTTTCCTCATGTCGTTCGATGCATTATGCGGATTTAACATTCTGAAGTTTATCCCGGAGCAGTACCGTGCGATCTGGAACTGTCCGAAGATCGGAACCGGCGAATTCTTTTCAGCGCTTTATTTCGCCTATGAGTCGATCAGCATCATGAAAAACATGTATAAGCTGGGCATTCCTATGCCGAAATGGATGAAGCAGAAAATGGAGAAGTTCCTGAAAGATATGACCGGGGAGCTGAAAGCCTGAAGGAGGGAACAATGACAGAACAGGATATCATCATCTGCGGACACGGATCAAACAGACCTTCGACGAAGAACATGCGCGATTATCTGACACAGAGGTACAGCCAGATGGCCACAAATGGAAAGCGGAAGCAGTTGGTGGCGGTCCGGAGACTGAAGACGCTGACGGACACGGGAAGATCCGCGGCGCATGATCTCTATCGCACGATCCTGGGCCGGAACTACTACAGCCAGGACCGGCGGGAATATGTGTATCATCCGCATTCAAACGGCCTGTATTATTCCGATTGCAGTTCAAGCCAAATGGCCACGCTGCAGCTGGCCGGATTCCAGACCGGCGGCCTCATGAACACGGCCGGGATTTATGAGTCTTCAAAATTTGAAACCGTGCCGGTCGTGATCGAGCGCGGCCATGTCAAGAATCCGGAGATCCTGAAGGTGATGGACCAGCTCCTGTTTGCGGGGAACGATCCGGCCAGACCTCTCCAGATCGGCCATGTGGAAAGCATCTATGAACTGCCGAATGCCTGGGAGCCAGAGACATTCCCGCGCTGGATCTATGACGCCGGCAAATGGTACTACAGGGAGGCTCCGGAGCAGAACGCGCACGGATGGAAGGACATCAACCATCACAGATATTATTTTGATCAGAAGGGCGTGATGGTTACGGACTGGCAGCGGATCGGAGGGAAGTGGTACTATTTCCATCCGACGGCCGGCGCTCAGTTTGAGGGAGCGCTGTATCACCAGGCGGACGAAACCGGCGCTCTGGAGATCTGGCGTATTGATTAAATGTTTCAGCGGCAGTTTCAGAAACTGCCGGAATACCGCAGAAATCAGCGGTTTGATTCGATGACTTTTAATCAAGTTGTCGCGGGTTCGAGTCCCGCGTGGCTCATGGGTAAGAAAATGGCGGAAATCCAGCAAATGCGCGGGTTTCCGCCATTTTTTGGTGTTTTCAAAGTAGCCGATTGTAGGCGAAAGTAACCGATTGTAAATGTTTCAACATGGTTTCAAATGCCGTTTTTGAAGGGCGTGGTTTCATTTTGGTTTCACGTTTAACACGGAAATTCTATTGCAACTTTATAGCAATTTTATAGCATTGAC